TATCTTCGCAATGCGTTCTAACTACAACGCAATGTCAGGTAACACCGCAGTTGAAGCATTCTACAACGAAGCTGACACTGACTTCTCCGGTACTGGCTCTATGACTGGCGTTACTGGTTCTGCTGCAACAGCACCAACCGGTACTGGTCTAACAACCGCTGCTGCTGAAGCGCTTGGCGACGGAAACGGAACAAACTTCGCAGAGATGGCTCTTGCTATCGAAAAAGTTACTGTGTCTGCAAAGAGCCGCGCTCTTAAAGCAGAATATACCAGTGAACTTGCACAGGATCTCCGCGCTGTTCACGGTCTTGACGCTGAAACAGAACTTGCAAACATTCTACAGTCTGAAATCCTTGCAGAAATCAACCGTGAAGTTGTTCGTACTGTTTACACCTCAGCCGTAACCGGTGGTGCAAACACTGCTGTAACTGGTATCTTCGATCTTGACGTTGACTCAAACGGCCGTTGGTCAGTTGAGAAGTTCAAGGGTCTTATGTTCCAGATCGAACTCGAAGCCAACGCGATTGCAAAAGCAACTCGTAGAGGCAAGGGTAACATCGTTATCTGTTCTTCTGACGTAGCTTCTGCTCTTCAGATGGCAGGTGTTCTCGATTACACCCCAGCTCTTAACAGCAACGCTCTAAACGTTGACGACACCGGAAACACCTTCGCTGGTGTTCTAAACGGTCGTTACAGAGTTTACATCGACCCATACGCTGGTGCAAACTACCTCGTAGTTGGCTATAAGGGATCCTCCGCATTCGACGCAGGTCTCTTCTACTGCCCATACGTTCCACTACAGATGTACCGCGCAGTTGGTGAAAACAGCTTCCAGCCAAAGATCGGCTTCAAAACCCGTTACGGTATGGTTGCTAACCCATTCGCTTTCGGCCCAACCCGTAGCGAAGGTGCTCTTACCGCTAACAGCAACGTCTACTACCGTAGAGTTCGCGTTTCGAACCTATTCTAATAATAAAAGAGGCCGGAAACAACCGGCCCCTTCTAATAACTCGGCGGGTCTTCGGATCCGCCTTTTATTTAATAGACGTCCGCTTAAAGATGATAGCGCCGTCAATCCATCGTTGTTCTTCGAACCCAATCTCTTTAAGAGCATCAGGAACGAGAGAAACATCTCCCCAGTTAATATCGTCCGCAATACAGTAACCACCAAGTTTTACTTGGCGCGCATACTTATTTACATCACGAATTGCTTGGATTGTATGCTGACCATCAATATAAAGAAAATCAATATCGAAGATAACAGGCGCATCGTCGCTTGGCTTTCGAATGATCTCTACGTACTTTCCACAGTCGTTTTCTTCCAAGACTGTAGTAAAGACATTATAGATCCAAGGCATGTTGACGTTGGTCCAAAACTTGTAGTTGTCGCCGTCATAGCCCTTGGTTGCCTCTACGTTATCCCATGGATCAATCGCATAGAACTTGCCAGAGTTCATTCTCTTAAGTTCTAGAACTGCAGGAATGACACTCTTTCCACCATAGACGCCAATCTCTACGCATACCGGATCTTTCACGTGAGTAAAGATATCATCAATACAGTCAATAATACACCCAGCTTTGTTTAGAGAACACCAGCCCCACTCGCCAAAACGATTATCGAAGTCAGGATATATCTTTTCAATAAGGCGTTTACTTTCTTCCTTACTCATTAGATCATACCCAATGCAGCTTTGTACATCTCAAGAACTGCTTCTTCTTCGGCGATTGCATCTGCTTTACGTTTACGAATGGCGATGATCTTCTTCATGACTTTCGTGTCGTATCCACGACCCTTAGCTTCTGCCATCAATTCCTTTTGAGAATTTGTGACGTCTTTCTTTTCTGACTCAAGCTGTTCGTAGCGTTCGATGAACTGACGAAGTTCATCGGCGGTTACGTTATATGCATCGTTCATATCTCTTCTCCTTTTGTTAATTCATTCAATCGAATGGTTGCAGTAACTGCGGCATCCAATTCTTCTCTTGTTTGGGACAGTGATACACAATCCCAAAGTTGTTCAAAGGAAACTCCACTGAAAAACGCATTTCCAATCGAGCTTCCAATATAGTCATAGTCTGAGATCTTAAAGTCAGACATTCTTTACCTGTAGAACTCCCTCTTTTACGATAAGTGTTGCATATCGAGATTCATCAACCAAGCTAACTCTTGTATAGGATCGACCGCCGTCAATGAAAACAGAACCATCGGATGAGGATCGATAGTCGTGTCGAAACCTACTATATACAATCTCGCCGTCATCAGCGATCACGGCAGAGATCTCTTGATCTTCAACGAATCCGCCGTTAGTAATATAGAGTTGATTATCTAGACTGCTAAAGTATAGGCCAAAGTATCGTCCGCCAGCAACATGCGCATCCTCTGAGTAGAATATCTCGATAGTCTTATCGTCTCTTTCGGTTGCGCATACATATCTTGCTCGCTTCAGATCTTCGATCTTTGCGATCTGTTCTCGGTTAAATAGAACCGGTTCGTTAAGGATCTTATTCATAGTACTCTTTCTAAAGTAAAGAGAGGCTGCTCACGCAGCCTCTGCCATTTCTACTGCCAGGTTTAGAGCGTCAACCTTGCGCTTTGCGTTGGCACCGAACCAAGCCGACGAAAGACGAGTGTCGTTCGAACGGCCGAGTTCATGGTCAGTCAGGTAGGTAACTGCGTTGAACATCTGCCAGAACGAACCCTTCTTGAACTCTGCGCCGGGCTGAGTCTCGACGACTTCGAGGGCACGTTCAGCGGTCGGCGACAGAAGCTTACCTTCCTTCGTCGACTCACCGAAGATCTTACCGAAGTACTTTTCCAGATCTTTCTGACCGTACTGCTTCGAACCAAGCAGTTCAGCAGCCGATTTGAAGGTTTCGACCTTACGGTGCGAGATGCCGAGCAGTTCTTTCACGCGCTCAGCGTCGAAGACCGAACGGTGGTTGACACGAACAGCAGCCTGACCGCTCTCAGCCAGAGCAACAGTCAGAGTGTTGTTGCAGACAACGCGCTCAAGTACGAAACGAACGTCGATCGACTTACCGTACTGGTGCGGGTTGGAGAAGAGCAAGTAACCCTTCACTTCATCGCCACCGAACAGAGTGAAACCGTCACGAACATCTGCAAGAGCCCAGACGATACGACCGTCGCGGAGCGAACCAGCGGTGTCCATCACCATGTCGCCTTTGGAAACAAAGTCGGTGAAGAAGTTAAAGGCTTCTTCGTTCTGAACCGGATTCCAACCAGGACCGACCTGAGTCAGGATCTTACCGTCAGTTTCGCGAATGAGCGACTGCTGACCGGTCGGAATGCGCTTGCCGTTGAATTCGACGAAGGAGTCAACCTTCTGAACATTCCAATCAAGGCCAGCGGCCTTCATCATTTCGGCAGGAGTCATATCGTCGCCAACCGGAGTACCAAGGCCATGCCAAGGTTTGCCTTTCGACGAGCGGTAAGCCATCTGGGCAACGCCGTCGATCATTTCAATCATGTGAGCCATTCTGTAGACCTTTCAGTTTGTGTTCCTTACATTATTAGAATACACTGATTCTAAACGAATGTCAACCATTAAATGAAAAAATTAGTGCATAGTTGTAGAAGTCATAGGAATGAAATCAATCATCTTATGAGTATACTTTCCATAACCATTCTTCACTAGGTATACGACACTAACGTATTCGTCTTTCGTGTCGACCGGAATTACTTTCCAGACTCCACGATCTCGTCCGAGAAAATCGTCGATGTATAGATTCGCTTCATCCTCGGTATCAAATGCGATTGCCTTTGAGAGACCTATGACATCATTCTTAGCAAAGATTCCATACTTCTGGAACGCGCCCAGAAAGAAACCTAGATCTTCTTCTGCAATCGCGTATCTCATTAAGCTGCTACTTTAAACCACTCAGGGATATCACGTTTAGTCCACACCATTTTGAACCTTGCTTGTTTCGTCTGATAGAACTCTCGATAAGAACGAACAGGATCGTTAGGGAACATGCACTCAGGATTAGCTTTCATTGCGAGCGGCTGCTGAGTTAGATATCCGATAGGAATGTTTCGTGGTAGTTCCTTCAGCTTTTCGCGAAGAAGTTTGTCAGTCGAATGAACCTTGCCATAACGATAGGTGTACTCGTCGCAGAGAGCAGCGAAGTGAACCCAGTGCCAAGTGTAGTTGTTATTCGACTGAGTAGTCCATACGGTACAAGGGTGCGCCATGTGAACTGCTTTGTATAGAATATGTTCGCGCTCATCAGGAAGAGTCCAATGCTTTGACATCGTCTTACCCGACTTCGATGGCGCACGTTTAAGAACACCATCAAGCATACGATGCGCAGTCGACAACATCTGTGCCGACTCCACGATCATTTTGACTACGTGCTTATCACACTGCAGTTGCGCTGCGACAACTGGGTCTTTATCCAAAATAAAAAGATTCATGATGATTTATCCAAAAAGATGCATTCCTGACAAGAACCAGGCAATGAGAATGAACCCCATCCGCCCAGTGAAATAATGCTTACGTATTTTCATTCTACGCTGAAAGTCACTTACTGTAAACTGAAAAATGCTGTCCAATAGCGCAATGAAGATAAAAAAGATCCAACAACAAATGCGATCCATGCAACAATAGTCGTGAACATAGGATTTCCTCTATAGTTTATACTTAATCTGATTTACACCTAGAATGCCAAGTTCTACGCTCTTTACGTGATTGCACTTTGCAAAGTGGCGCTTCTTGCAGTTACAAGAAAAGCCATTCGCATGCATCTCTACTTGGCATCCACGAAACTTCCAGACATATCCAATGAACTGGTGTCCATTCGTATTGATTGACTTAGACTGAAACAGCGTCATTCGAATTCACAGACGAGTTCTTCGTGATAGTAGCAGTCGTCTACATATTCAGGATCGTAATCCTTTTCATGAGCTTGCTGAGTATGATACTGATGGCGAGCAAAGTCAGCTTCGGCTTCAAGATGAGCTTTCAGCTCGGGGTCCATCGAAGAGCAAGCCGACATAGTCAAAGCAAAGAGAACGATTGCGTATTTCATGATGTTTCTTTCGATTAAGCTGCGAAGCGGATCTTAGTCATCATTTCGGTGCACTTATAGAGCTTACCGTCTGCAGCGTTACGATAGACGAACGGCATCTTCGGGGCGCGAGTGTTATAGTCAACGAGCTCGTCACCTGCTTTATTCTTCAGCTTGATGCCGAGAGCAGCTACACGAGACTCAAGGATCACATTGGTGAGAGTCTTTGCACCTTTGACCTTCGCTTTGACTTTAATCTCAACTTCGTTCGCGCTGAACTTCATATTGCCGACTTCAAACTCAAGGTTCGAGTCAACGCCGTACTTATTCAGAAGAACGGCCATCTCGGCACGAAGAGCATTCAGATTGGTACGGTCAAACTTGGAGAATTTCATAGGAGGTTCCTTTCGTTCCTTACATTATTAGAATACACTGATTCTAAACGAATGTCAACTACTTTTTAGATTTCTCGGATTGCGTCGAGGATATGTTGATAGTCGATGTCACCTAGTACTTGAGAGACGAGTTCCTCGAGGCAGTCTTGACTGTTAGACGAGAACTGATAGAGAGGGTTACCGCCGGCAGGGCCGTATTCCATGATAAGAAGAGCGGTGCAGCCGTGTTCGGTTGCGAACTGATGAATGGATTCTTGCGAGGCTTCGGCGGAGATGTCGAGTTCGGCGACGTACATGGTGTATCCTTTCGTTTGATATAGAACAGTCTATACTGATTCTGAACGAATGTCAACCGTTTTCATGAAGAAGTTTGTACTTTTTTCGAACCTTTAAGAACTCTGGCAAGTAATCGTATGTGTTGACTTTAAAGACTTGTGGCTCTGAGTCGTCAACCATTATGACTATGGCAGCTTGCTTGATAGGTATGCCAGTCATCTCGTAGAAAGCAGCCGCATAGAACGCAGCCTGAATGAAATACCCAAGGATCCATTCCTTCTTCTTTTCTTTTCTTGATGTTTTGAAATCTATGATAGAGAGTTCGCCGTCGAACTCGGCTATACAGTCAGTCTGACCTGCGCACTTTAGGCTATCGCTGTATAGAAAGGTTTCTTGGAACCATACATTGTTTACTCTTTCATCAAGTATCTTTTTGATCTGATTGAACGAGAATAGGTTCCCCGGCATATGATCTTTTTGCCATTCTGGTTCGTTATTGAGATAGTCCTCGGCTAGCTTGTGTACTGCGGTACCTCGCCCTGCGGCTTGTTTAGAGATACGGTTCGCTTCTTCTTCGCCGACTCTCTTACGCCATTCGATTAGGCCATCTTTGTCCATAACAGACAAAACCGTCGTGATTGACGGATACGCATTGCCTTCTGGCGTATAATACTTTCTTCCACTTTCGGTAGTCTTCCTAGTGATAACAGGAAGCACCAACCCATGATCTACGTGTTGAAACATTCACCCTCCGCATGATACTTTACCTGACCCAGTTGCCACAGACCCAGCGTCGGCCGAGTCTCCTACACGCGCAACCGGTATTCCTGCTATCGTTACTTTTGAAGAACCCGCATTGATAACAGAAGAATGCGGGACACAAACTGGTCCCGCATTAATAGTATGAGGTGCAATTGCATCACCTTGCACAGCGACTCTCTTTCCACCTATCGTAACCTTTGTCTGAAGAGAACCTTGTATGAGAGCGGTGCCGTCACAACCGTGACCGGTGGTGATCGTATCAACAGTACAGACGGCAACCGCTGGCATACGTAATTCTCCTCTTTACGCGTAGTCTAAAACTTTTTCTTCTGCGAGGATAAACGACTTCACGAGACCAGATCTTACGATGTCATCGACTGTGAATTCTATCGTTTTAAACTCTCTTATCTCTTTCAACACATTGATAAAGCTCGATAGTCCAGAGCGATCCAATCGGTTCTTAGAATTTCGAAGGTCGTCCTGCTTCGTATCACCACAGAAAATAATCTTAGAAGACTCGCCAACACGAGTCATAATTGATCTTATTTCTTCGTATGTCATGTTCTGGCATTCGTCAACTACGATGACTGAGTTATCGAAAGTAAGACCACGAACAAACGAAGAGCTCATGAATTCGATGCATCCTTGCTGTTTCATAATGCTATAGCCATCAGATCTTCCAAACAAATCGTTTACTATATCTATATATGGCGTCTCATAGTATGCTATTTTTTCCTTAAGACTACCTGGCATAAATCCTTGATCGCGAGTCTGAACCGCAGATCGAATGACTATGACCTTTTCGTAGTTCTTTGTCTCCATCACGTCGTTCAACGCGAGATAGAGAGCACACATTGTTTTACCTGTTCCTGCTGTTCCGATGGCCGCTATGTTGTATCCTTGTTTATAATCGTCGAATAGCATCTCTTGAGTTGAAGTAATTGGTTGTATCTTTTTCATTGTGAACTTCTGATTAACTACGTTCACTATATTATCTAGATTTCTTTCATGTCTTCTTTTTTCTTTTCGAGATAGACGACGTGATACTACCATGCGGCCTCCTTATGACTTAAAAGTCATTGATTGTGTTATGTTTATGAACCTTTGCTTTTTTCAACACATCACGAAAATTATCATCGGGCTTGCGAATGCCGATGCGTACCGAGTCAACTGTCCCCGGGAATCGAGTAAATATTTGTACTATGTGGGAGTTGTTTTTTAGATACTCATCAAGCTCAGAGTATCGCATTGTAGCTTCGTATTCTTCTTTAGTTTCAGTATCTCTAAAGCTATATACCGGCATTTAGTCTCCTGTTAATAACAAAGGGCGATCCCGCAAGATCGCCACATCATGATATAGATCTGCTTAATTGTATTTATTCCTGTACTACTCTGAGTCTACGACGATATCGTAGATTTGTTTCCAATTATTTACTCTTAGGTACTGAGGTTCATCAAATGGATGTTCAATGTAATTTAGGTTGTATGAATGATTGATGAGAATTGATCGCAGGCCAAGTTCGTGCCCCATGATAGCATTCGATACTTTATCCTCTACCCAGTAGAGTCTAGAGTCTTTGTACTCTTCAAGGATTGGTCTCTTTGCCCTACTTGACTCTGTACATACAAGCCGTTTAATCACATTAGAACCAAAGAGATCGTTAAGATTCTTGAGGCGAAGATCATGTACGCGATGATGAGTACCACAGGCAGTGATGCAATGGAATACATATCCGTGCTCTTCGTGTAGCTTTCGAATGTACTTAATCGCATCTTTCAGAGGAGGTAGATGGCCTAGGTGGATACTCTCGTTAAACATATCGACCATAAAGTCAGCTTGCTGTTTACTGATACCATAGAGATCTTCAATCTCATATACGTCGTCGCGATACAACCACGGATGAATATTATTATCTCTTTCGACAACGTTTTCGAAACCGTGTCTCTCCATGAAATTGTTGAATTCGTTTTTCCAAACAACCATACAACCATCGACGTCAGATAGTATCACCTTAGACATTAATCATCAGCCTTTTCATCAAATCGAGAAAATTTCTCAGCGGTCTTTTTTCGACGCTGATCGCGACGTTTCTGAAGTTCACGATCCTTGTCATCAGAATCGTCATTCCAATCATCATCCCACTGCTCGCGGAATTTCTTAAACGACTTTGCCATCTTGTTCCTCTTTTACTCCTTCGATTAATCCTGGGAACGATTGTACTATAACACTTCGAGGCAGACCTGTCAATGGTTTTTGTGCAATCATCTTACACAAAAGTTCTGCATCACCATTATCAATATCTTCTAAAAGACTGATGAAAAGGTTTTCGCGTTTGACTTGATTAAGAGTATCGTAGCCGCCACCCTTCACAAAGATACGAAGACGTCTTGCTTCTTTCAAAAGCATACCTTCAACGCCGATGTAGCTGTTCTTCTTCCAAGGCGGAGGAGTGTTTGGAATAAGGAATTCCACACTCTTATCATAGGTGTTCTTAAGTATTGTTCGAAGTGGAACAGAATCATTCTTACGAAGCCATTCGATCTTTTCTTGATTCGTCTTTAGTTCTGCCGCTTTATTTACAATTTCCGATAGGGAGAGTAACATTCAAAAGTCCTGTATATCAGTGATTAAATTTTTAAGTTTGTTCTTCATAAAGTAATCAAATAGTTGAGATCTCCCAACTTCTTTATCCACGCTGTAGTCTTCAAGGATTTTCTTTTTATAAGCATCTGGAATCTCAGTCAGATCAATCATCATCTTATTACGATGATAGTTTCTAACTGTATTTTCATCCATGTGATCAGGGCCTTTCAAAAAATTGGCCAGGCGATTCGCAGTCATCATTTTTTGGCGTTCACCAATCGCAAGACAGTTGTCTGGAGATAGAATGTTCGGTACACCGTCACCGCTGTCGCCTTTAATGATATGTTCCATGAGGTATTTATCGGGATCTGAATTCTGAACCCATTTCTTGCGAACCGGATCGTACTGCTTTACGTTTGCATACTTATGCAATTGGATGTAGTCTTTATCACCCGAAAGGATAAGGAACTGCTCAGCGCCGATGTTTAGTTCTGTTCCATGCTCATGGACGACAGCACCGATGATGTCGTCTGCTTCACAGTGGTCGATATGAATGACCTTATAAGGGAAGTGATCTTTAAGCTCAGAACGAATGGTATTGATCATTCGAAACAGTTCGTTCCAATCGAGCTCAGACTCTTCACGAGACTTTCTGCGGTTTGCTTTGTAGTAAGGAAAGGTTTCTCGCCGCCAAGAGTTCTTACCGTCGGCGCAGATAACGATCTCACCGAACTCTTTATGAAACTTTTTTCGGTTTGAACGGATTGAGTTTAGAAACATATGACGAAGAAGATTTTCATCCAAGTCAATGTTGTGGTGATTGCCGATACCGACAAATAGTGATGCTAGGATCACTTGGTTGAAGTCAATGAGTATTGCCATGTTGTATGTGTTTCTCTTATATTTGGATCTTATGAGTCTATACTACTCTAGTAATTCACCAATGTCAATCATTTCTTTGTCGATTTCTTCATTTTCTATAAATTCATCTGCAAAGTCTTGCAGAGGATGATATATGTCGCTTGCCATTAAATGAAGCGAGCGAATTGATTCGAGAAGAAGAATGATGGACGGGTAGTACCTTTCGGTGTCTTGTTCGAACCTGCACCCAGACCTTACCATCTCGATAAGAACAAGGTTCCAAAGACTTTCTGCGACGTCGTTCGAAAAACTCGTTCTGTATTCCGTAAGTTTTTCGGATAACTCTTCGAGTGATTGTGGTGGTGAGTCGAGTTTCATTCGAGGGAATTTTATGATTTCAGCCATTACTTAAACGCCTCAACAAGTTAATCCAAGAGTTCTTAAAGGTATTTATGCTATTCCGTGGAAGGTTACATGCGTCCGAATTCGTTATCTTATTAATGAAGTTTTCGTCGATACGCTGGGCATCAAGTATGTTCTTTACTGCAGAAAAAGAACGGTTCGCATGCTCGTTTCTATCCTCAGTATATTCATACATTAGAGTAGCGTTAGAAGACGTTTCTGGCAGAGCTGCATAATTAGGATGGATCACCAATACACCAGAACGTATCGCTTCTATCATCGCGATACAAGACGTTTCCTGCCATATTGAAGGGAAAAGGAAGATATGAGATTCCTTCAGAGCTTCGAGAACTTCTTCGTTACTCTTTGATCCATGATATGTAATTCGTGGATGAGCTTTGAGTTTTTCGAACAAGTTTTCATATGGCTTATCACGTTGTTCCCAACCATAAATCTTAAAGGATGAGTATACATCCAGATGAATGTTGTCGTATTGTTTGCTGAGAGCATCAAAGATCGGATAGACGAGTTCCAATCCACGATGCGGAGTCGTGTGATAGATGAAACGAATTTGATCGGTTCTCTTTTGATGCGGGTGATACTCCAACTCAATCGCATTGTGTATTACGCTACACTTCGAGTATGGAATCTGATAGATGAGCATGTATTGATCACGCTGCCAATACGAAACGAAAACAAAGTGATCGAACTTTTGCCAACCGCCGTCACGAAGAACAGCATTCTCTGGATCAAAAACTAAATCATGGCAGTAGAAAATGTTTTTCACATCTTTGTGCATCTCACGAGGCCTCGAGAAGTGAACTGCAAAATTCTGTAGAAGTTCCGGCGGAACATTATTAAGCAGCCTCTCTCGCATCATCTCAGTGCCTCCACGAGCATTGCGAGAGAGGTTTGTATCTACAATGTTTCCCTTGTAAATACAGCTCATTATTTGTCTACTGTGCTGAACTCTTTAAGAGAGTCCCAACGGAAAGAACGCCATCCGTTTGCTTCAACATCCCAGACCGCAAGCACAGTGTGGTTTGGAATCTTCTTTTGAATTGCTTCTTCAAGATCTACTTGAGCTGGCAGAAACTCATTTGATAGAGTGCAGTGCATCACTCGAGTCTCACCGTTTGCTTTTGTGAAAACGACCTTGCAGATCGTTTCGTTTAGCTTTTTAATGATATCGTCTTTATCATAATTCATAACTGTTTCCTTAGGTCATAGCAAAGATTTTTTTGGA